GACTGGCGCTCGGGGCGTTCAGCGGCAACCTGTTCGGCAGCCTGCTGATTCCGATCGGCGACCCGCAGAAGCTGCAGGGCATCGCCCGCGGCAATGCGATCAACGCGCGGGCGATCTGCATCGGCTTTGGCATGTTGGCCGCCGGGTGGACGCTGTGAAGTTGTTCGCGCTCATCGCGCTGGTTTGCATCGCGGTGCGGCTCGCGATCGAGTTCGTGCCCTCTGTGAGACGTTGGTTCGAGGGCGAAGACGACGCAGCCGAAGTTGCGCTGTTCTGCCTTTGGTGGCTGGACTTGGCGTCAGTCGCGCTGCTGGCGTTTGGCGTTCTGATCTCGTCGTCGTGTGATGCGGCGACTGCTGGCCAGCGTATTCCCGTGCGTGCCGACGGCTTTGCCAAGTTGCTGGAGCGCGAGGCGGTTGGTCGATTCGGTCTCGATGCGCCGGTGGCCCTGCTGGCCGCGCAGCTGCATCAAGAATCGCACTGGCGCACCGACGCGCAATCGCCCTACGCACAAGGGCTGGCGCAGTTCACGCCGGCAACGGCTGCCTGGATTCCAGGCGTGTGCGCTGACCTTGGCCCGCCGAACGTGTGGGATGCGCGCTGGTCGATCCGTGCGCAGGCTTGCTTTATGCGGCACCTGCACCGCCAGCTGGCCGATACGGCGACGCCCTGCGATCGCTGGGCGATGGCGCTGAGTGCCTACAACGGTGGCTTGGGGTGGCTCAACCGCGATCGAAAGTGGGCGTCGGCTAAGGGGGCCGATTCTGCCCGGTGGTTCGATCACGTCGAGCTTCATTCCAAGCGCGCGGCGTGGGCGTTCCGGGAGAACCGGGATTACCCACGCCGCATTTTGCTGAGCCTAGAACCTCTCTACATCGCCGCCGGCTGGCCCGGCGCCGCGGTGTGCGCGCAATAGGAGCCGCGATGAACGGGCATGTTCCTCAGTATCTGGATGCGCAGGCGCTGCGGCTACGGGCGGAGCGGGCGGAGCGCTTGGCGCGCACATGGCGGATTGCGGGCTGGGTGTTTGGTTTGGTCATTGCGTGGCTGCTTTGCGCGCTGGTCGTGCAAGAGCGAAAGCTGTACGACTCCCTCCAGTACAGCATTCACGCCGAGCGTTCCGAGCGCGCCGCGCAGAAAGAAACTACCGTGTGCGAAGCGGCCCTGGATGAACAGCGCGATTACAACTACGAGCTGCTGTGGACCAACGAGAGCCTGAAATCGGACATGGCCGTCGCGATCAGGTTACGCGAGTTGGATGGCGAGTTGTCCCTCTACTCGGAACAGCTCGTCCACGAAACGAAGGCGCGGGATGCTGCAGAGCACAAGTTCAAAGTCTGCCTGTCCGCCAACGCCGGCCTAGTCGACGTGCTCAAGGAGTTCGACCGCACGGTCAAGGATCAGCAGCTGGTGATCGACGACGCCGTCGCGCTGGCCAAACGCTGCGAGGCCAGCCCGGTGACCTGGGCTCAAGCTCAACCCGGTGGCTGGCAGGTGGTCGACCATGCTCGGTGACCGCCTGATCGCCACCGGCGGCGCCAAGCTGGTTGGCGCGCTGGCGGTCGCGTGCCTGGTGCTGGCGTTGTTCCTGGTGCTGTCGGTGTTCGTGAACTACCAGCAGTTCCGCGGTGCGGCGCGGGTCGCGCTTGATCTGGGTACCAAGCTGGCGGCATCGGAGGCGCATGGCGCCGCGCAGATCGGGATCTGTGCTGAGACCAACGCGCGCGTCAACACCACGGTGGGCCTGCTGGGCGACGAGCTGCATGCGTGTCGTGGCGAGCACCAGCGGATTGACCAGTTGTACCAGCAAGCGGCGCGCCAGCGGGAACGCGCGCGGAAGGCTGCCGAGGGTGAGCGCGCGATGCGCGAAGAAGTGATCCGGAGGATCTATGAAACGAAATCCGATTGTCGGGCTTGGGCTGATGGCGCTGTGTGCCGCGCTCTCTCTGACGAGCTGCTCGGCACTGCGCCCGCAGATCCAGCTGGCTGAGCCGCAGATCGTCCGCGTACCGGGTCCGACGCGTTACGTGGCGGTGCCGACGGAACTGACCGAGCCGACGCCGCACGCATCGAAGCCGGTGCCGTTGTGCGTGGACGCCGAGGGCACTGCGGTGATGTGCAACAAGCAGTTGGAGTCGATGTGCCGCAGCGAATCGGCGCAGCTGGACGCGTGCAATGCAGACAAGGCGGCGATTGGCACGCTGCCGGCGAGCGAGCCGCAGCAGTGAATATCGTTGATCGCGCCCAGAAACAGGAACAGGCCACGCGGGACGACGCGCTCGACATGGCGCGCGCGAACGCGGCTGCGCTGATGGTGCCGAGCGGCGCCACGCACTGCGACCGCTGTGGCGAGTCGATCCCGGGTGGGCGCCTGCAGGTGATTCCGGCCGCGCGGCATTGCACGCCCTGCGCGGCCATCGAGGGGGCGCCGTGAGCCAGAGCGCGCGCCTCGATCGCGACCTGCGCCAGGGCGCCACGTTTGACCTGGTGCTGCGGGTCTACAACCCGGCGGCGCCGGATGGCGACGGGCTGCCGCGTAGTGCGGTTGGCATGGTGGTGCACTTCCAGATCCGCACCGAGGAGCGCGACGACGCCACGCTGCTGGCCGAGGCGAGCACGGTGGATGGTCGCGTTACCACTGACGCCGACGGCTGGATTCGGATCAGGGTGCCGAGCACGGTTACCGAGGACTTGCCGCTGAACGGCCGGCCGCGCCAGTGGTGGTACGACGTGCGCATCAGCGAGGCGGGCGACACCGAGCCGGTGCGCTACTGGATCTACGGCGCGATCAATGCGCGCCCACGTGTGACCAAGGTGACGCCATGAGTGGGCTTGAGGTCAGGGTTGTCGACAACGTTGTTGTTGTTGCCGAGGGCTTTGGGCCTGCGGGGCCGCAGGGGCCGGGCGTACCGCTCGGTGGGACAACTGGTCAGGTGCTGAAGAAAGTCAGCGCCGACGACAACGACACGCATTGGGCTGACGAGTCGGGCGGCGTTGGTGCGGCTGTGTTGTACACCGCACAGACGCTGACGGAACCGCAGCAAACCCAGGGCCGATCGAACATCGACGCGGAGCAGGCTGGTGCGGCGGCGACGGAGGTTGTGGCGCATGCAGCCGCTGCTGATCCGCACGGAGATCGCGCGTTTGCGACAGCTGCCGATGCCGCCCACGCGGCCGCCGCCGATCCCCACGGCGATCGCGCCTTCGCCACCGCAGCCGACGGGACCCACGCTGCTGCAGCCGGCGCGCATCCGATCAGTGGTGTCGATGGGCTGTCCGCTGCGCTGGCGCTGCTGGCCCCGCTGCAGTCGCCTGCGCTGACAGGCACGCCCACATCGCCCACCGCCGTGCCTGGTACGGCGACCACGCAGATCGCCTCCACCGCGTTTGTTGCGGCCGCGATCGCAGCGCTGCTCAACTCTGCACCCGGCGCACTCGACACGCTCGACGAGCTGGCGGCCGCGTTGGGCGATGATCCGAACTTCGGGGCGACGATCACCAATGGTTTGGCGGGGAAGCTGGCGAAGGCCAGCAATCTCGCAGACCTGGTCGACGCGGCGGCGGCGCGCAGCAACTTGGGCCTGGTCATCGGCACAAACGTGCAGGCGTATGACGCCGAGCTCGCCGCGCTTGCTGGGCTGGTATCGGCAGCCGATCAACTTGGGTACTTCACTGGATCGGGAACCGCGGCACTCGCAACCTTCACGGCGGCTGCGAGAACGCTGCTCGCTGCTGCCGACGCCGCTGCACAGCGCGCTGCAATGGGCCTTGGAACGGCAGCCACGACAGCCGCGACCGCATACGCGACCGCAGCCCAAGGCGCGACCGCAGACACCGCAGTGCAGCCCGCTCGGAGTATCAGCACGCAGCACTCGCTCACTGGTGGCGGATCTCTTGCCGCGGACCGCACTGTGTCGCTCGTCAACGACACGGCGAGTCCAGGGGCGAACAAGACCTACGGTACCGACGCAGGCGGCGTGCGCGGGTGGAAGAACGATCCGGATGGCGGCGGCACTCCAGGCGGCTCCGGCACGGAACTGCAATACCGCAACGGCAGCACGCTTGGCGGGATCATCGGGACTAGCTGGGCGAGCAATCAGCTGCTGATTCAAGCACAGGCGGCGGCAACTGTGCCGCTCGCGATTCGCGCGGCGGCGAGTCAAACGGCGGCGATCCAGCAGTGGGAAAACAGCGCCGGAACGCCGCTCGTCAGAGTCACCGCAGCTGGCGGTGCGATTTTTTCCGCCGAACTATCTGGTGCGACTCTGATCTACGCATCGAACGGGTTTTTCCACACATCGAACAGCGCATGGATTAGGTCAGTCGGCGTTGAAATTAACTCGGCATCTTACGTGTCGTTTACAGGAAACACGAACCCGGGGCTCGGGAAAGACACGTTCCTGCGCTGGAAAGAGGCGGGAAACCTGCGCTTGTTCGGAACTGGCGCAGGCGTGGGCGCAGCGCTGACGATGCAGGAACGAAATAGTGACCCGTCCAATCCGTCTGAGGGCGACTGGGTAATCTGGATGAGCGACGGGACCGGCAGCGGCGACGATGGTGACATTCTGTTCAAAATCACTGCTGGTGGTGTAACAAAGACCGGGACGCTCGTCGACTTTTCAGCAATATAGGAACGCTATGGCATTCACAAACCCAATCCTGAACCCTCGCACCGGCGTTGTAGCTGTCTACTGGCGCATCGTGCTGCTGACCATCGCGCCAGCGGATATGTCCGCGCGGATCGTGCTCGGCGGATACACGTCAGGCGACGTGCGAATGGCAGGCGGTGTCCCCGTCGATCAGCGGGCATACGACCTTGGCCCACAGCAGTTTGTCGCGCTAGCGCAAGCAGCGACAGGCGGCCCGACGCTATTCGATGCCATAGGCGGATCGTGCTACGAGTACATCCGCAACGCGCGCAGGCCGGTGACTATCGACCCTGACAGCGGCGAGGCAATTTTGCTTGACGGCTCGCGCAGGCCCGCAGATCAGATTTTGATGATTGGCAATTTTCCCACCGTTCCGAGCGAGTTCGCCGACGCGCAGGACGTCTAGATGTCAGCCCCCGCAACCCTCTACGTGCTCATCGCCGTGCTCATCGCCGCTCAGCTTATGACCACGGCCCTGGCCGCATGGCTGTGGGCCCGCGTGACTGCGATGCCTACGCACGCTGATCTGGACGGGTTGCGCCTGGACATCCGCGCCACGACCGCGCGGGTCGGCGATCTGGCAACTACGGTGGCGGGACTCGATGCCACCGCGGAGCAGACGTTGGAGAGCGTCCGCGTGATTCAGAGCTACCTCATGGAGCGTGAGCGATGAACTTTGATCAGCATGTGCGCGAGCACCGGCGGTTGGTGATTCTGCGGTGCCTGGCGGAGATTGCTGCTCAGCGCGCGAACACGGCGGTTCTGGCCGATGGGTGCAACCACTTCGGGATCACCTCCACGCGCGACGACGTGCGCACGGATGTGGCGTGGCTGCGCGATCAGGGGCTGGTGCGCACGGATGATCTGACGTCGACGGTGCAGCTGGTGATCATCACGGAGCGCGGCGTCGACGTGGCCGATGGCCGTGCTGTTGTGCCTGGCGTTCGTCGGCCGAGCCCGCGGTGATGGGCCGCCGCAGCAGGGTCAAGGACGCGCCCGATCCGATTCGCTCGGAGATCGAGCGGATGCTGCGCGCGGACAAGTTCAGCCTGGACGAGATGCGGGACATGCTCATCCGCCAGTTTCCGGACCTGGCCGACAAGATCCCCACGCGCAGCTCGCTCGGTCGATATCGGCAGTCGATGGGCCAGATGCTGGGGCGCATGCGCGATATCGATTCCGCGGCGCGCGTGGTGGTGGCTGAGCTGGGCGAGAACCCGGATGAGCGTGCGGGTGCGCTGCTGACGCAGACCATCACGGCGCTGGCCACGCATGCGGCGCTGAAGGCCGGCGAGAACGAGGACGGCGCGTCGATCGGCGAGGTCAAGGATCTGGCGCGGGCGGCGAAGAATGTGATGGACGCGCGGCGCGTTGGTCTCAAGGAACGCCAGGAGATCGAGGCCGCAGCGCGGGACAAGCTCAAGCGCGAGCAGCAGGCGAAGCTGGGCGATATGGCCAAGCACGGCACGATCTCCCAAGACACGCTTGATCGCATCCGCCGCGAGGTCTACGGGATCGGCACATGAGTCACCCGGCGATCCAGCTCTATGGCTACCAGCAGCGTTACTTGCTCGACAAGGCGCGCTTCAAGATCGCGATGTTCGCGCGCCAGACGGGCAAGTCGTTCACGACGACGCTGGAAGTGGTCGACGACGTCTACCAGGCGATGGCGGATGGCCGGCGCGAGCGCTGGGTGATCCTGTCTCGCGGCGAGCGTCAGGCCCGCGAGGCGTTTCGCGAGGGCGTAATGCGCCACGCGCAGGCGTACAACCTCGGCGCGCGGGAGATCGAAACCTCATACCGCGGCGACGACGGCACTTACAACCAGTTGGAGGCCGAGTTCCCAGGCGGGAGCCGGATCATCGCGCTGCCGGCGAACCCGGATACCGCGCGCGGCTATTCCGCCAACGTCTTCCTGGATGAGTTCGCGATCCACCAGGACAGCCGCGAGATTTGGGGCGCGCTGTTTCCGGTGATCTCTGCGGGCTACCGCATCCGCATCGCGAGTACTCCGAAGGGCCGCAAGAACAAGTTCTACGAGCTGTGGACCACCGACAAGGGTGCTTGGAGTCGCCACCAGGTGGACATCCACCAGGCGGTTGCCGACGGCTTGCCGCGCAACATCGACGAGCTGCGCGAGAACCTGGGCGACGAGGAGTTGTGGCGGCAGGAGTTCCTGCTGGAGTTCATCGACGAGGCCACGGCCTATCTGCCTTGGGATCTGATCAACAGTTGCGAGCACGTGCTGGCGGGCGATCCAGACCGGTATGAGGGTGGCGAATGCGTGGTCGGTGTCGACATCGGTCGGCACAAGGACCTGTTCGTCATCCAGGTGCTGGAGGCGGTTGGCGACGTCTGGTGGCACCGCGAGGAGATCGCCCTGCAGCGCGCCAGTTTTGCGCAGCAGGATGAAGCGCTCGACCAGATCATGACGCGCTATAGCGTGTCGCTGTGCCAGATGGACAAGACCGGCATCGGCGAGAAGCCGGTGGAGGACGCGCAGCGCCGATACGGTGCACGTGTCCAGGGCGTGCAGTTCAGCCAGGCCAGCAAGTTGCGGATGGCCAGCGCGAGCAAGCGCGCGTTTGAGGATCGCCGCGTGCGCATCCCGAGTGGCCACGACGATCTGCGCAACGACCTGCACAAGATCAAGCGCGAACCCGGCACGGGCGAGACACCACGGTTCACGGCAGATCGCGATGCGGGTGGCCACGCCGACCGCGCCTGGTCGATGTTTCTGGCGCTCGATGCCGCGATGGCGCCGCGTCAGGCAGCTGCCGGCGCGACCGTTGCAGCCACCGCGGGCGGCTTCACGCCCAGCCGCGGCAACCGCGCATCTGAAGGGATGTTCGGTCGAATCAAAGAACGACCGCGCCAGCGGCCACAGGAGCGCGCGCAGCGCTCTGGGGCTATCTCGGCACGCAAAGGCACACAAACGCGCACGCAGGGCGGTCCGGAACGGTCCGGAGAGGGATAAACATGGGTCTGTTGAGTTCACTTCTTTCTTTTGTCGGCATTGGTCGAATGGTCGAGTCCGCCGGGGCGTCGATTGACGCTGACGACGATCAATGGCGGCGACTGTCGTCCGATGCTCAGCGCGACCTGGAGCCGATGACCCAGGCGCGCATGCAGAAGCTGGCGATGTACCTGTGGGAGCGCAACGGACTGGCGAATCGCCTGGTCGAGTTGCCGATCGCGTACATGCTGGGCAAAGGCTGCCGCGCTGTGGTCGATGATCCAGTCGCTCAGGAGGTTTTGAGCCGGCACTGGAACGATGGGTTGAACTGCTGGGATCTGAAGCTGGTCAAGCGTGCGCGCGAGTTGTCGATCTTCGGTGAGCAGTGTTGGCCGGTGTTCCGCAATTCGGTGACGGGGTTCGTGCGCTTCGGCTATCTGGATCCGGCGCTGATCGACAAGGTGATCTCGGACCCGGACAACATCGAGCAGCCGATCGGCGTGCGCACTGTCGCCGATGCCAACGGCAACAAGCGCACGTTCCGGGTGATCGTCAACGTGCGTGAGACTGCCTTCGGCCGCGGTGCGCGATCGATGCGTGCGCAGATGACCGACGGCGACTGCCTGTTCTTCCGCGTGAACGATCTTTCCGCAGGGCAAAGAGGCCGGAGCGACTTACTGCCGCTTTGCGATTGGCTCGATGCCTACGACGAGTTCCTATACGGCGAACTCGACCGCGCTGATCACCTGCGCAACTACGTGTGGGACGTGACATTGAAGGGCGCCAGCGGGGACACCGTGAATGCCCGCGCAAAGGAGATCACGGCGCCGGCACCGAACTCCGTCCGCGTGCACAACGACAGCGAGACCTGGGCCGCGGTGTCGCCGAACCTGGCGACGTACGAAGCGGCCGCGGGTGCGAAGCTGTTTCGCAACCACATCCTCGGCAGCCGCACGCTGCCGCCGACCTGGTTTGCCGACGGTGAGGATGCGAACAAGAGCAACAGCCAGGGCATGGCGGAGCCAACTGAGCGCGTGCTTGAGTCTCGCCAGACCTACCTCGGGTTCGTGATCGCTGAGACCATGCGCTACGTGCTCCGCGCGGCGTGGGGCGCGCTCGAGCGCGATGCCACGACCGCGGAACAGAAGATCCTGGACTCGGTGCGCGTCGACTGGCCGGCGCTGACCGCCAAGGACACTACCAAGTACGCCTCTGCGTTCCAGCAGACGGTGTCGGCTGGCGTGCAGGCGATCAACGAAGGGCTATTTACCCGGGAGACTGTCGTAGCGCTGCTGGCGTCGCTGGCCGCGCAGCTTGGCGTCGACATCGATGTCGATGAGGAGTTGAAGAACGCGCAGCAGCAGAAGTCGGATGCCGGCGACGATCCGGGGCGGTTTGAGCCGGCGGTAGTGGGCAGTCCGGATGCTGACACTGTGGCGGAGTGATCCTGCGTGACGCCGATGGAAGCCTACCGCGCCGAGATTCGCCGCCAACTGGCGGCGCTGCCGCGGTTGCAGAAGCGGGCGATCGAGCAGGTGCTGGCCGAGCTGGAGACAGCGCGCGCGACGATCCTCGCTGAGCTGCTCACCGAGCTGAGCGACTCGCGGCGCACGGCGCGCACGCGGCTGCTGGCTGAGGTGGAGCGGCAGATCACCGCCTGGTCGAAGGGTGCCGCGCAGATTGCCAGCATTGCTGCCGGCGCTGCGTGGGAGGCCGGCATGCAAATGGTCAGCGCGCCGCTGGCTGCGGGTGGGCTGAATGTCACCGTTGGGTCTCGAATCAATCCGCGCGCGCTGGCCAGCGTGCAGCAGCTGCTGACGGATCGAATCTCGGGTGCTGGGCGTGAGGCGATCGGGCGGATCAATACAGTGATCAGCCAGACTTTGATCGGCACAACGGCGCAGGCCGACGCGATCAGCCAGGTGTCAGATATTCTCGGTGCACCGCGGCGACGGGCGCAGACGATTATCTACACCGAGGTCGGCCGCGCTCACGCGATGGCGACGCATGCGGCGATGATCGAGGCGGCGCCGCAAGTGCCTGGTCTACGCAAGCGGTGGCTCAAGAGCGGAAAGATTCACCCGCGCGTCGATCATGTTCGCGCGCACAACCAGATTGTTTTGGCTGCAGAGCCATTCATGGTTGCGGGCGAACGGCTTATGTATCCGCGCGATCCGAACGGCAGCGCCGCCAATACGATTAACTGCGGTTGCATGTCGATTCCGGTGGTCAACGGATCAACGCTCGGAGCGAGCACCGTGCGAATCGACCGCGGCACGGGAGAAATGACTCTTGAGCGGCGGCAGGAATTGACGCCTGCCGAGATTGCGATTGGTGCGACGGTTGACCAGGCGCGGGATGCTGGTTTAATCGTCGTGACCGGAAGATCGATATAGGCTGGTAATCGGCCCTCTTCGACGCGCGTCACAAGACCCGCGGCACCCATCTGATTGAACCTGCGCCTCGACTCGCAATGTCCACGTCGAGAGTGCAGGAAAATGTCCAAGTCAGGTCCCGCCAAGAATCCCTCTACGCCGGCTGCGCCTAGCGCGGCTGATGCGGCGTCTGCCGCAGGCAACCAGTCCAGCCAGGTCGGGGCCGGAAAGCAACCCGGAGCCGGCAGTTCGTCGGCTCCGGGCTCTGCGTCGAATGCCAGTGAGCCGAAGCCGGGTGATGTTCAGACCGGGACGCAGGCACGGCCGGACGGGGAGCCGCCGGCCGGGCCCGCACGCAAGGCGACTCGCAAACCCAAGCTGCACCCGCGAGCGGCCGAAGCTGACATTCCAGCCGCCGTCCTGACCGCGGCCTGCGGCGACAGCGATTTCACCGATGTGCTGGGCGCGCGCCGATATCCGGACCGCTGGGTGCTGGTGCTGATGAGTGCAAAGGACGTCCGAAAGTTCGAGGTTCCGCTGTGAAGAAGAACAGCATGGCGACAGCGATCATCGCCGGGCTGGCCTTCGCGGCTGCCATGCCTGGGCGCTTTGTTGAGGCCGACGGAGCGATTGAAGGCCCGCTCATCGAGGCCAAGCTCAGCTTCGAACTCACCACTAATCTGCTGCAGGCGGCGCTGCGCGCGCATTACGGCCTGGGCAAGGACGAATGGGTGTGGCCGGAATCGGTGTATGCCGACTCGGTCATCGTTCGTCGCAACGGCAAGCTCTACCAGTTCGCCTACACGATCAGCGATTCCAACGACGTGGCGCTGGGCGCCGCGCAGGAAGTGGTGATGGAGCCGGTGCCGATTGCCGGGCAGCTGGTCGAGGCGGTCAAGAGCACCGACGAGAAGCCAGCCAACCGCTTCGTGATCCGCGTCATCCGCTCGGGGCTGTCGCTCAACGGTGTCGACTATCCGTCTGCGGTGCTGCGCGAGTGCGCGCCGCTGTTCAACGGGGTGCGCGTCTACGCGGTCAGCGACATCGAGCACATCAACGGCGGCGACGCCAAGCGCGATGCCGCGAAGATCGTCGGGCGCCTGTCGAACTCCCGCTTCGTGGAATCCGCGATCGGCGGCGAAGTGCTCGCCGATCTGACGGTGATCGAGTCGACCGGCTGGGCGGATCGTTTCCGCGAAGCGATCGACTCGGGGATTCCGGACACCTACGGCTTCTCGATCGATGCGACCGGCGAGTGGAAGAAGGCCGGCCGTTACCGTGAGGCGAAAGCCATTCGCAAAGTGACCTCTGTCGACGTCGTCGCCGAACCCGGCGCTGGCGGGCAGCTCATTCGGCTTGTCGAAGCCGTGCAACACAACCCTCGTTCGAACTCGGAGAGTCTCATGAACCGTGAGCAGATGCTCGCCCTGCTGCGACAGATCAACCCCCAGCGGGCCGCTGCGCTCGCCTCCGCCACCGATGACCAGGTCGCCGGTGCCTTCCGCGAAGCCGTGGAGAATCAGGCTGCCGGGAACGGCGCCGCAAACGCCGACCTCGCCGATCAGATCCGCATGGTCGAGGCGCGCGTGACCGCCCGTGCGGCGATCGCTGCCAGTGGTTTGCCGGCGCCGGCTGTCGAGCGGCTTCAGGCCGACTTCGCTGGCCGCACGCGCTTCGCCGAAGCCGACGTGACCGCCGCGATCGACGCCGAACGCACCTACCTCTCGCGCTTCGTCGAGACGCCGATCACCGGCCTTGGTCAGGGATCGGTGCAGGCCGGTCAGGACCGCGCGGACAAGGTCAAGCAGCAGCTGGACGATCTGTTCGATCCGTCGAGGCGGCCGGGCTCGTTCCGCGAGGCTTACATCGACATCACCGGTGATCGTGGCGTGTCCGGCATGCTTGCTCACTGCAACCGCACCCGTCTGGCCGAAGCGCTCGGTGGCAGTCGGTTCGCCGAGGCGATCAGCGCCAGCACGTTCGGTGATGTGCTCGGCGATTCGATCACCCGCGCAATGGTCCGCGACTACACGCAGAGCAACATGTGGGACGACTGGCGCGATCTGGTCGACGTGGTCCCGGTCAACGACTTCCGCACTCAGCGCCGCACGCGCATGGGTGGCTACGGCAACCTTCCGGCCGTGGCGGAGAACGGTCCCTATGCCGCACTGACCTCGCCGGCTGACGAAGAAGCGACCTACGCAGCGACCAAGCGCGGCGGCGTCGAGACGATCTCCCTTGAGGCGATCTCCAACGACGACGTCGGCGCTATCCGGCGCCTGCCGGTCAAGCTGGCGCAGGCCGCGAAGCAGACACTGTACCGCTTCGTCCTCGACTTCATGGCGACGAACTCGGCGATCTACGACACGGTTGCCCTGGCACATGCCACGCATGCCAATCTCGGTGCCACCGCGCTGTCGGCGGTGACGTTCGCCGCCGCGCGCCTGGCGATGCTGAAGCAGGCCGAGGCCGGCAGCAGCGAGCGCGTCGGTCTGATCGCGAGTCACCTCTACGTGCCGACCGATCTGGAAGAGACCGCCTTCGACCTGTTCGTCCGAACGACGAACAACGACGAGAGCTTCACCCAGAGCCGCAAGCCGAAGGTGCACGTCGTGCCCTACTGGACCGACGTCAACAACTGGTGGCTGACCGCCGACAAGTCGGCCGTGCCGCTGATCGAGCTGGGCTTCTACGGCGGCCGCGAAGAGCCGGAACTGTTCGTGCAGGACAACCCCACGCAGGGGTCGCTCTTCAGCAACGACCAGATCAAGTACAAGATCCGGCACATCTACAGCGGCGCGGTGCTCGACTACCGCGGCTTCTACGGCGCGGTTGTCGCCTAAGCGGTAAAGGCGCCCCAAGGATGGGGCGCCGATTCCGACCTGACCGCCATGAGCCTTGCTGCCTACCAAGACGTGATCGCCGACCTGGTCCGAGACCGGGACGGTCTGATCTCGCCCGCGCAGCGCGACATCGCGCTGCAGACGGCGGTGCTTCGCTACTCGGAGCACCGGCCGCTGGAACTGGTCGAGGATGTGACCAGCGCGGGTGGTCGGCGCTTGACGCTTCCGGAAAACTGGCAGTCCGGCCGGAGTCGGACCCTTTCGCTTGAACTCCCGCCTGGCGAAGTTCCGCCAGCGTATATCGAGCACGGCACGTGGACGCTTTACCAGGGGCCATCGACTGCCGAGCTGCATCTGCCGCTGACGCTGTCTGCCGGCGAAGTGGTGCGCGTGACCTACACCCGCAACCACACGCTCGATGCCGAAGCCGACACGATTCCGTCTCACGACGCGCGTGCGGTCGCTTGCCTCGCTGCGAGCGATCTGTGCGGCCAGATGGCGCGCTACTACGGGCAGGAATCCGAGTCTTCGATCAGCGCCGATGCGGTGGATCGCAAGAGCAAGGCTGACACCTACCGGATGTTCGAGCGCGACCTGCGCTCGGCCTACTTTTCGCACCTGGGCATTGCCGATCGCGAGTCGCGGCCGGCCGGTACCACGGTGGCACCGATGCGCCCGAAAGAGCGCGAGCGGCTGTTCGGGAGGCGCCGCTGATGCGCCTCTTCATCGACTTCATGCCGCTGGAAATCGGCGTCGAGCGCATCACCGGTGCGATGCGCGCGCGGATGCCGGCCGAGCTGGAAGTTGCCGCCCTCGAGGGCAGCCTGCTGGTACAGGGCGAACTGATGCAGGCGCTGCCGAAAGGTGCCGGCGGCATCGGCGGCGGCGCTGGCCTTGCGGCGAGTGTCTCGTTCGGCGTCCAACGCACGCCCACCGGCGCAGTCGCCGAAATCGGCACGCCGCTGGAATACGCCGAGCACGTGGAGTACGGCACGAGTCCGCACCGGCCGCCAGTTCGGCCGATTCAGGACTGGGTCGAGATCAAGCTGGGTATTTCCGGTGCGGCTGGTTTGTCGGTGGCGCACGCGATTGCAACCAGCATCGGCAAGAAAGGCACCAAGGCTCAGCCGGTTTGGGAGCCGACGTTTACCCGAGTTCAACCGCAACTGCGCGCAAACGTCGCGGCGGCCATGCAACGCGTCATGAGTGTTAATTTATGAGCCTCGACATCAAACCCGTTCGCGACGCGATTGTGGCCCTGCTGAAAACCGTTTCCGGCGTGGGCGTGGTTCATGCGTTCGAGCCGCTGGCAACGAATCTCGACGCGCTGAAGCGCTATTACCTAGCGCCTGGCGCCAAGACCCTGCGCGGCTGGTATGTGCGCCGGCAGGCGACGCAGGAAGTGGGCGAGATCTACGAGCGCGGCGCGGAGTACTCGACCTGGCGCATTCAGGGCTACATCGCAGTTTCCGGCGATGGCGCGTCCGAAGCGGCAGCACAAGATCTGGTCGAGACCATGCGCGAGGCGTTCCGCGCCGACTACAACCTGGGCGGCGTCGTCGAATCGACGTCGGCGCCGAGCCAGCGCGGCGAGATCCACCTGCAGCTGCGCGAGTTCACCACCGTGATGTTCTGCGACGTGCTCTGCCATTCGATTCGGCTGGAGCTGAGCACCGAGCGTTTCCTGCCTGTTGAGGAGCCCTGATATGCGAGTCCGTAAAGATGAAGCCGGCAACGTGATTGCCGTCGAGAACAAGACCGCCGCGCCGGAGTCCGGGCTTTATTGCGCCCGCGATGGCAAGGGCGTGCCGGTTTCCGAAGCGGGCAAGTTGCAGGAAGGCGTGAAGCCGGCACCTGCCAAGGCCGCTCGGCGCACCGAACCCACGGCCCCGGCCGCCAAGCAGGAGTAACTGAGTCATGTCTCTGAATAGCAAGAAGCGACTGCTGGCTGCGAAAGTTGAAGCCAGCTACGGCGTGGCCGAGACGTTGACGGGCGCCGAGTGCGTCCTGACGAAGGGTCTGGATATTTCGCCGTTCGAGGGCGAGGCGTTGGACCGCGACCTGGACCGCCCGCAATTCGGCGCCAGCGATCGCATCCACGTCGGCACGTATGTAGCCGTGACGTTCATGGTCGAGCTGCAGGGGTCTGGAGCGCTCGGCACTGCGCCGGCATTCGGTGACCTGCTGCAGGGTTGTCACATGCTGGAGACCGTTACCGCGTCGACCAGCGTGGAGTACACGCCGGACTCCGACGACACGACCAGCGTTACGCTGCGCTTCAACCTGGACGGCATCGATCACTTGATCGTCGGCGCGATGGGTTCGTTCAAGATCAAGATCGACGCCAACCAGATTCCGTACCTGGAATTCCGGTTTGTGGGCATTTACGCCGATCCCACCGCGACCGCCGCGCTGTCGCCAACCGGCTGGACGAGCTTCATCAAGCCGGAGCCGATCAGCTTCGCCGGCACGACGGCATTCCAGTTCTACGGCGTCACCTCTGGCTGGCAGTTGCGCAACTTCGAACTCGACCAGGGCAACCAGGTGGAGTACTTCGAAGGTCCGGGCGAGCAACTGGTGGACATCACCGATCGCGACAGCAAGGGCAGCTTGAGCACCCTGTTGCGCGCGGTCGGCACGTTCAACCCGTTCACCCAGGCACGGAACAACGCCACCGGTGCACTGCTGATCACCCACGGCACGGTCGCCGCAAACCGCTGGCATCTGTCCGCACCGGCCGCGCAGATCCTCACGCCGAAGTACGGCGATGACCGCAACCGCGCGCTGATGCAGGTCGACCTTGGGTTCATCCCGACCGCCACCGGTGATGACGATTTCAAGTTGAGGTTCGCGTCCGCGGCCGCCTGATCGGCCGCGCCTTGAGTAGCTGAGTAGCACAGGGTCGCCGTCGTCATGACGGCGATCTCATTTCAACCACAGAGAGCCCCGACCATGAGCAAGAAGCCTACCCAGAACACCCCGTTTGTCTTTGACACCGACGCCACCTTCCAGTGGCCGGTGGTGGTTCCCGTGCCGAGCAGTTCGACCCCGGGCCAGAAGGTCACAACCAAGTTCATTGCCGAGTTCCGCCACGTCTCCCAGGAGCGCCGGCTGGAACTGCTGAGCGAACACCGCGAGGAGATGAAGCGCTACGCGGATGCGCCGGCCGACGAGCAGATCGAGGGGCTGTTCAACCTGTCACAGCGCGTGCTTAACGAAGTCCTGGTCGGGTTCAAGGGCATCGTTGATCGCGACCAGGTCGCGGTGCCGTTCACTCCGGAGACCAAGGAAGGGCTGATCACGCACCAGATGGTGTGGCCGCGGATCTTCAAGGCCTACAACGAGGCGATCGGGACGCAGGACAGCCGGGGAAACTGATCGAGCTGGCCTGCATCTGGGCGACAGAGGAGGTACCGCCGAATGTCGATGACCAGTTGCGGGAGATGGAACGGCTGGGCGCCTCGCGCAAGGACCTCGACGCGGTGCGCTTGGCCTTCCTGGAACAGCTCGACCGGGACTGGCAACAGGCGGTTTATCGCAACGGCGCCTGGCGCACGCCGGCCGGCGAGTTGCTGTCGATCGAGATCTTCCCTGAGAACCGCGGCGCGTGGCTGGTGTTCAAGGCGTGCGAGAGCCAGTGGGAAACACCAGGCGCGATGGGCGGCCGCTGGGCGCTGCCGTTCAACGCCGTCGAATCGGCGATGCGGATTATGGGCGTGCCTCGCGCCGCGCGCCCTGAGACGTTTGCCGCGGTGCGGGTCTTGATCGAGCACGCGCGGTCCAAGTTCATCGAGAGGCAGCCGAAGAAATGAACGAGTACCGCCTGGCCATCGTAATCGACGCAAACGGCAAGCCGGCGATCGAAGCGATCAACAAGGTGACCGGTGCAAGCCGGTCCCTGGAAGGCGCCCAGCGCGGCGCCGCTGGCGGTGCCGATCGGCTCGCCCAGAGCAGCAAGCGTAGCGAAAGTGAACTGCAATCTCTCGGCGCTACGGCACGCCGGGTGCAGGGATTCCTTGCCGCGGTGTTCGGCGCCGCGGTGGTGCGAGAGATCATCTCTACAACCACGCGCATTGACGGCATGAAGCGCACTCTCGAGGGCGTGCTCGGCAGCGGCCAGGCGGCCGCTGCGGGAATCGCGTTCATCAGGAGCGAAGCGGATCGGCTGGGCGTGGCGTTCCAGCCGGCGCTGGATGGGTACACCAAGCTGGCGGCCGCGGCGCGCGGAACGAGTTTGGC